GCCAGATCTCACCCTTCCTGAAGACGTTCGCGCTCATAGGTGCTCCGCCAGGCCGCGCCGCACTTTCGGCTCACGCTTCGCCGGCGCCCAGCCGCGCGTCATGCTCTCGAAGCGGGTCTGCTCCCCGATGTAGGCCAGGCCGGCCATGCCGGGCGCGCCCTGCCGGCACAGCGCCACGTTGACCTCGCACACGCCGATATCGGGGCTGTCCGGGTTGTACACCTCGTCGCGGTACAGGAATATGACGGCATCGGCATCCTGCTCGATGGCGCCGGAATCGCGCAGGTCGGCCGGCATCGGCCGCTTGTTCGGACGCTCTTCCAGCTTGCGGTTCAGCTGCGACAGCAGAATGATGCCAATGCCCAGCTCCTTGGCCAGGGCCTTCAGGCCGCGCGTGATGCCCTCGATCTGGGCATTGCGGTTGTCGCCGTCGCCGTCCATCAGCTGCAGGTAGTCGATGATGAGCAGGTCCAGGCCGCGCTTGCGCTTCACACTCTTGGCCTTCATCCGCACGTCGAGCAGGCGCAGGCCGCCCTGGTCGTCCAGGAACAGCTTCATGCCCGACAGCTTGATCGAGGCGTGCGTGAGGCCTGACCAGTCGGAATCGGTCATCAGCTGCGGCTGCAGCAGGTGCGGCAGCGGGATCCGACCCAGGCTGGCCAGGTTGCGGTCGTGCAGCTGCGCCTTCGGCATTTCCATCGACAGCACCAACACGCTGTGGTCCTCGGCCACGTTGCACGCGACGTTGAGCGCGAAACCCGTCTTGCCCATTTTCGGGCGCGCGGCCAGCACGATCAGCTCGCCCGGGCGGATGCCGCCGCTCAGCTTCGTGTCGACGTCGGGGAAGCCGGTCGAGATCGCCTTGACCAGGCCTTCGGCGCGCCGGCCGATCTCCTCGACGTGCGCGGTCAGCTCGTCGGCGGCCAGCACCGGCTCGATGCGCGTACGCGCCAGGGCAAGCTGCTCGAGCGCGGACGAGGCCTGGTCGACCATCACGTTCGCATCCTCTGGTGAGCTGGCCGCCGCCTCGGCCGTCTCCCGGCCGAACTTGATCAGGCCACGCTTGACCGCCTTGTCGCGCACGATCGCGGCGTAGCGCCCGATGTTGGCGGCAGACGGCGTGTTCTGCGCCATCGAGTTCAGGTACGGCAGGCAGTTGGTGACCTTGCCGCGCAGCGCATCGCCCAGCGAGATCACGTCGCAGCTGCGGCCCGCGGCGAGGTTGCGCATCAACTCGCGGAAGATCACCTGATGGTCGCCCAAGTAGAAATGCTCGGCACGCAGGTCGCCGACACGGTCGACCGCGTCGTTGTCGCGCAGGAGCGCGCCGATGACGCTCTGCTCGGCGTCGAGGTTGTGCGGTGGGGCCTTGATGTCGTTGCTCATGCAGCTTCTTTCGATTCGTGGATTTTCTGGGCGGCCTTGCCCTGGGTGGTCAGGAACCACTGGTCATCCGGGCCGATCGCCCACAGCTTCAGGTAGTTGCCCTCGACGTACTTGCGGAAGGCCTGGCGCCAGTCCTTGTAGCGCTTCGCCTCGCCGGTCCCGCCTGGCAGGAAACGCCGGCGGAACTCGATCCAGGCCAGCGCGATGAAGTCCTGCGACAGGCCTGCCCCCTTGGCGTAGTTCCACAGCGGCGCATAGTCGCGCAGCGGACGCTCACCGCGTTCCTCGCAGCCAGTCAGGAACGTGTGCAGCGCGACTGCGCCGGCTTTTCGGTCGGGCCGCGCCAGGCCCCCGTCAGGGGGTTTGGGGGAAGTTGTTAACTCTCCCTGTCCTTCTCCTTCTCCCTTAAGAGGCTTTTCCGGTGGATTTCCAGCGGAAGAATCGGGCGCATTCTTGGAGTTCGCTGCCGTTTCCGCCGGAATTCCAGTGGATTCCGTCGGAACTGGTGCGGAATGACTGTTCGGTTCCGGTGGAAAAGGTAGCGGATCAAGCCCTTCGAGCTCACGCTGCTTGTTGGCTTTCCGGATGCGGTCGCACTCTTTCTTCCACTGATGGGTGAGCTTCGCGCGCCAGCTTTCCAGCGCTTTCTCCGCGACCACCGGGTGATAGAGTCGACCGTCTGCGCATTTGACCCATCCATGTAGGGCGCCCTCGCGAACGTTTTCCCACTCCTTGACCACACGCCCGTATCCGGCCGCCTTGGCCAGGAAACGATCATCGTCGGGCAGTGAGGCCGCGGGGATCTGGTGCCAGGCAGCTGCCCACAGGAGAACGCCGGCCCAACAAGCTTCGGGGGATTCATAGGCGGCCATGTCGCTGTCGCGCAGGCGCGCAACGTCGAGCGGCATGAATGCGAAGTCGCGCAGGTCGCAACCTGCCGGTGTTAGCGGTGTTGGATGGGTAATTTGGCCCTCGCTGCTCATACGGCCACCTGGCCGCGGGCGCCAAAGAGCGCCGCAACAAGCGGGTCGCGGCGGCAGAACGCCGGCCATTTCCGGACGATAGCCTGGAACGGCACACTCACGCGCTGCCGGTCGCTCGGCAGGTCTTGGCCCAGCTGGATCTGCGGCGCGAGTTGGGCGCCGGGCGCGGCGCCGTGCCGCCACTGGTGGCACAGGCCATGGGAGTGTTCACGGGGAATGCTCACCCGATGCACGCGCTGCTCGCGCTCGAGCTGCTCCAGGCGCACGCGAATCGCGGCAGCGGTATATCCGAACTCGCTCACCAGCTGGTCGACGCGGCGGGGCCCTGCCGCGATAAACTGGTCGAGGGCAGACAGCAGCTGCTTGATGGGGACCTTGCGTTTGGCGGGACCGATCATGGTGGCGTCCCTTTGAAGAAAGTTGCGGTAAGCCAGGCGCGATTGTCTGCGACCTGGTCCTGGCGCGCGCGCCAGCCGGCCTGCCAATCATCGATGGCGGCGGCGCCGGGGTTCATGTTGTGGTCGTTGATGCCGCGGCCGTCGTCGAATGCATCGGCGCCGCGGGTGCGCATTTCCTCTCGGGACACGATCTGGTCCATCAGCGGCCTCCCTGGGTGTCGATGGCCTCGCGCAGCTTCTGGCGCGCGCGATATTCCGCGCGACGCGTGTTGTCGCTACGCTGTGCTACGGCTTCTTTGTCACAGGCGCGCCACTGCCGCGCCTGGTGCGCGATCTTTTCATCCGGCGTCGCTTTCCGGTTTTCCTGGTCTTTCATGAGGTCCTTCCTGTCAATCGGGTGTGGCCCAGGCGTGGGCGCGGGGTTTGAAATCGCCTTTAAAGACGACGGTGAAAGCCGCCCGCTGCAACGGCGCGGCCGGGGAAGCGCTGCACATGGCCATGACGTGGCCATTCATTGCGGCGCCGGGCCGGAGTAGGATTCGCTGCCGGTGCCGCAGCGGCGCGCATGTGCGCAAAGGCGGCCTGGCGGACGAACGGCGCAACGTGTTGGCCGATGCTGGCGCAGAACTGGCGCAGGGCCAGGTCTTCGGTGTCGTTCAGGGGCACCTTCAGCGTGTTCTCGCGCTTTGGGTTCGGCTTGTGGGTCGGGTGCGTCATGAAGTTCTCCTAGTGAGGCGGTGGTTCAGGAATGCTGCTGGTGCTGGGTTAGACCGCTGTATTGGCCTTTGTCTGCGCTTGCTCCGCCTCGACCTCGTCGGCGAGCTGGTTCAGCTTGATCAGGGTCGAACCGGCCGGATCGTGCTTACCGGCGAGGATGCGACTGATGGTCGGTTGCGTGAGGCCGACATTTGCCGCGATGGCGGCCTGCGATTTTTCGTTCGCAACCAAAAATTGGCAGGCCTCTTGAGCTGTACGAAGGGTCATGGTCGAAGTGGGTGCAAGAGTTGTTTCGGCCATTCTGATGCGAATTCGTATTGGTGTCAATGCATAAACGTATAGAGGATTGAAAAGATGTATGCGTTAACGCATAGTTCTGGAATGAGTAACACCCCGACCCTCGTCGCAAAAAACCTCGAATGGCTCATGGCCGAGAGGAAGACGAACCCATATGATCTGCAACGCGCCACGGGCGTGCCGCAGCCGACCATCCATCGCATCTTGACGGGCGAGAGCAGTGACCCCCGGACGAAGACACTGCAGCCCCTTGCCGATTACTTCAACCTCTCGGTAGCAGAACTGCGCGACCGTGATCTGAGTGAGCCAGAAGCCACTTCCAAGATGAGCGGGAATGCGACCTTTGCAGGAGCCGAGGCGGCGGGCGGCGACGACCCGCGAATGGTGTATGTGCCCAAGGTGCCACTTCGTCTCTCGGCCGGGGTATCAGGGTTCGATATCGAACCTGAACGATTCGATGGTTCTACGATGTTAGTTTCACGTGAATGGTGCGAAAAACGTGGCCTTGATCCAAAGCAGCTACTGTGGGTCCAGGTAGGCGGCCATAGTATGGAAAGAACCCTCTCTGATAAAGACTGGGTCTTGGTATATAGAGGCTGGACCGAGCCGAAAAACGACAAGATCTTCGCTATTAATTTCGATGGTGAGCCAGTAATAAAGCGGCTAACCCGTGATGCTGGACAATGGTGGCTCACGTCTGACAACTCAGACCCGCAATACTATCGCCGCCTCTGTACAGAGGGAGAGTGCGTTATAGTTGGCCAAGCAATTCTGAGGCATAGCGAGGCTCTGTGATTTGGTATTCAATTGTTCGTGTAGGCGAGAGCAGAGCAGCAGCGGTATTAGTGGAGCGAAAGGATTTACTTCTTCCCCACTCTGAAGTTTTGATACGCCGGATCGAAGACGTTCTACAGTGTCAGGCGATGCTCGTGGCCCGTGACGAGACCGACTGGACTGGCGCTCGCGTCTATGCTCAATTCGAAGCCGAGCCGTTCTATTACACTCTTCTGCAGGCGCGCGATATCGACTGGTGCGAGTTGCACTTGCCGGAATGCGCCGCGGCCGAATAGGAAACCTTTATGTTTTACGCGATAATTCCCGAGGCGCCCCCAGTTTTTTTAGTTCAGCCGAACGCAGAGACTGTTTCTATTGATGAAGCCGCTGAGCTGATTGAAAGATTAAAAGCGCACTTTCTGCATGGGATATCGATTGTCGGCTGGGACTCTGAGGGGAAGTTTTTCTGCTTTGGCTTTCCCATTTCAGAAGCGGCTGCAGCAGATGAAGATTTAGAGTGGCGCGAGTTCGAGTTGCCGCCACTCCCCGACCTGCCTTTTTGACGCGTCAACACTTCTGCGATTGAAAAACTTATGGCGACGATTCAGTGTTCCGGATGCAAAGCTCACTTATCAATAACCGGCAGCCTTGCCTGCCCACGATGCCAGACGCCCCTGCCTGCATCGAAAAAATTAGCCGAAAAGAGCCAGTCGAGCAGGCGACCGGGATCGCTGACGTCTTCAGTCGAGAGTGAGCTCGCCTCGGGCGCGCCGCTAACCAAGCAGCCAGCTCCAGCTTCAACCGCAGCAAAGGATATTTTCGCCTACACAGTTCTGGGCGCTATCGTCGTTTGCATCGTACTTATCGCATATCGGGTCATCGTGCCCTCCGACGAGACGGTGCACGCGCGGAAGGTATCCGCTGCGCTTCTCGCATGCCAGCAACGCATCGCAGGCCTAGCCGAATTTGGCGGTGCCGACCAGCCGCCGTACGCGAAGAACTATGGAAAGGGCAACGAGTTCTATTTTGCCTGGTCACGTGGGACATTCCACTTTACGAACGCCTTCGGTGCTCGAGTCGCTATGTCGGCCAGCTGCGTCGGAGATGTCGACAGTGGTCAGATTAAGCACATGACGCTGAACGGCAAGGACGTAATTTGACCTGACCCACATGCAATGACACGAGCCCGCCGAGCGCGGGCTTTTTTGCGTCTGGACAATACGGCTCAATACGAAGATGCATCGATTTTCGAAAAACTATACGTTTTCGCATTGACACAGTTAATACGAATCCGTATAGTTAGTTCCAACGAAGCGCGCTCACTCGGGCCGCAACTTGGAGACCAGCATGAAGCCGTTCCTCATCAAAGTCCGTACCGCAACCACCTGCATCACGTTCAGCGCCCTCGCCATGTCGAGCACCGCCGCCGCAGTTTTGACGGCTGAGGTGTTGGGCGACCAGATCTACGGCATCACCGTCGTCGCTGGAGCGCGCTGATGAGCGCCGCGCAGCACGAGCCAATGCTCGTCGAAACCCTGATGCGCAAGGCGTTCGACCGGCCGCGCACCCCGCGCAGCAAGCCATACAAGGAAGGCGCGCAATGGGCGCTCGATTTCCGTATCCGCGGCCTGCGCCCACCTTGCCCGTATCCAGTGGGGACGGCCGAGGCCGATGCGTACTTCGCCGGCCGCGACGAGGGCAATGGTATCTGGCGCGCTTACCAGGCCGCCAACCCGGCCAAGTTCGGCGGCTGACATGGTGCGCGCCGAACCCGATCGCGCTGCGCTCGAAGTGGCGCACCGCATGCTGGGCACGCCCACCCCGCTCGACGACCTGCTCGCGCACCCGACCTTCCAGCTGGTCCTGAAGATGCTGGCCCGCCGGCACATGCGGCGCCGCGCCCAGGTCGACGTGAAGAAGCTGCAGGCCAACGACCACGATTAACCCGCCCACCCGGGCACAACCACGAGGAAACGCCAATGTTCACCAACCTGCATGAGCTCGCGAAGAAGGCGACGCTGATGATCACCATCGCGCCCGAGGGCGACGACCAGCTGCGCGTCAACATCACCGCGGCCCCATTCGACACGAAGGCGAAGGCCAGCCTGCCGCAGCCGCTGTCGCTCGTCGCTACGCCGGCCGAGTTCGACGCGGACTTCATCGCCGCGCTGGCCACCTGGCAGGCGCCGAAGCGCACGCTGCTGCAGCAGGCCCAGGACGCGG